AAAAATTCAAGGGGATACATGCTTGAAAAGTGCGTCCAAGAGTATATTAATTTTAAGATAAATGCGGAAATGGGACGCAGGACATCTATTACGAAAGAGGAAGTGCAAGCAGAGCATGAGGAAATCAAGAAACAGATATCAGCCTTAAAGCTAAGAAGATTACGGAGGGAGCTTCACGAAGCATCCGACGTTGAAGCTTTTTTGACGGATATGTTGATAAAGTTTAGAAATCGTATATTATCATTGCCGCCAAAGTTGGCTATGCAATTGAGCGGAGAAAACGATATCAACAACATGATTGGAATAATTAAAACAGAGATGGAAAACGCACTGGAAGAACTATCGCAATATAACCCGGACGAAATAGACGGAGTAACACCAGGAGACATGGATTTGGACGACCCGGAGGAGGAAGAGGAGGAAGAAATGTAAAGACATGGGATACAGAACCAGGACACGGATAAAAACAGCTAATCTTTTTAAACGTGTAGTACATAATATTTTACAAAAAACAGAAGAACTTACCGTAAGCCAATGGGCTGAAAAGTACAGAGTATTGGATGAATCGAGCAACATATCTGGTCGGTGGTCAAATGATGTAACACCATATCTAATAGGAATCATGAATACCTTGAATGATGATTACATCAGAGAAGTATATTTGTGTAAAGGCTCACAGTTGGGCGGAACGGAAGTAATGATAAACATGTTAATGTATATTATTGACAGGTCCCCAGCCCCCACCATGATCGTATATCCTTCAGACGATTTGGCTAAAGATGTATCGAACGATAAATTAAAACCGGCCTTTCGGCTGGCGACGCAAATAAAAAGACTATTTTTAGAAAACTCATCCAAAGAGTTACGTCTTAAGTTTAAAACAATGGTGCTTTACCTTCGGGGGGCGGGCTCGCCGTCGAAATTAGCCTCAAAGGCAATTAAGTATTTATTTTTTGATGAAATAGATAAGATAGGGGGAGCATCCAAAAAGGAAGCATCCCCCTATAACCTTGCCATGGAACGTATAAAGACATACAAATCTCAGAGCAAGGTATATGCATGTTCTACCCCAACATTGGCAACCAATTATATATGGGGATTACATGATAGCGCGGACGAAGTGAGACATTATTTTGTCCCCTGTCCTCATTGTGGAGAAATGATTGAACTCACTTGGAATCAGATAAAGTTTGACGAGGATAAGGACAACACCATGAGCCCATATGACCGGGCCAAAACATCAAAATACATATGTCAATTATGCGGATGCATCATCGAGGACAAGGATAAGCCTAAAATGCTCAGGTTGGGAGAGTGGAGAGCGATAAAAAAGAGAGGTATCGGAAAACCCAAAACAGTGGGGTTTTGGATTAGCTCCCTATATAGCATATTTCTTACTTGGGCTGATATAGCAGAGGAATTTCTTAAATCGAAAGACGATCCGGAACTATTGCAGAACTTTGTCAACTCATGGCTCGCAGAACCATGGGAGGACACTAAGCTAAAAACATCAAAAGAGCTTGTCATGGAACGGCAAACGGAATTGCCGGAAATGATTGTACCGGAATGGGCCAAGATATTGACGGGCGGCGTGGACGTGCAGGAAAGCAGCCTATATTACACAATCAGGGCTTGGGGAGACTACATGACGAGTCAAAATATTGCACATGGACAGGTCTTTTCCCTTACGGATATTGAACAAATAATGAATCTGGAATGGCAGAGGGAGGATGGTATAAAAATGGTCGTGGGACTTGCGCTGATTGACTCAGGTTTCCAGTCGGATGAAATATATCAATTTTGCCTTACGAATTCGGACTGGGCCAAGCCCTGTAAGGGGGCAAGCAACCCATTGCAAGGACATTACAAAATAAGCCAAATAAACAAACCGGAGAGCAGGGTTAATGGAATTAGCTTGGTGTGGGTGGATGGCGGAAAATATAAAGACAGTATCTCAGCAAAAATGAGAAAAGAAAACGGTACTGGAAGTTGGATGGTATACGCAGGATGCGATGAAGAATACGCCTCGCAGGTGACAGCGGAACACAAGGTTAACGTAAGGAATCCAAACGGTAAAACAGTCCAGAAATGGGTACAAAAAAAATCACATGGGGATAATCACTATTTGGATGCAGAAGTCTATGCAATGGCAGCAGCGGACTTGATGAATGTGAGAACACTACACCTGCAACAAGCATATCAGGAAGAACCGGAGGTTGAAACACAAGAGCCAGAAGAGCAAACGTGGTTGCCAGACATATCTTCGTGGCTGGGAGGGATAGGAGGAAATAATGAACCAGCATATGAGTAATGCCGATTTACTGACAGAGGTCAATATGGCCATACAGAAAATATGCATCGGGGGACAGAGCTATCAGATAGGCACAAAGCGTCTGACAAGGGCTGACCTGACGCAGCTATATAAAATGAGGAACGACCTGACGGCAGCATTACAGGTGGAAGAGAATACGGGCCTTATGGAAAATACCATGGTTGCATACTTTGACAGGAGGTAAAAAGAATGGCATGGTTAGAGGACGTAATTGCATGGGCATCACCCAAAACGGCCTATGAGCGTGAAGCCTGGAGACAAGGACTGGAGAGTCTGAGAGGGTATGATGCTGGGGACGGAAATCGGCTAAATTCGGGCTGGAGAGTTGCGAATGAGTCAGCAGAAATGACAGACCGGGTAAGCCGAGATACCATCCGGGCCAGAACAAGGGACCTGGAACGGAGTTCCGACATTATGAATTCCGTAACCAGCGCATTTAGACGGAATGTGATAGGAAAGGGATACACTCTTCATCCTATGACAGGGGACCAGGAGTTAGATAAAAAGGTAATGAAGTTGTGGAAAAAGTGGTGCAAGAAACAGAATTGCGATGTAACA